GCAAATTATATTCTTCCATATCACAAATATATTGCTGGAGAAGAAGAATTTAGTTATCTTAATAGAAACAATTGGGGTAAAGGTGGATTAATACAAGACTCAGAACTAGAACAATGGAATGATTATTCAGCAGGAATTAGTTTTGGTTATAAATTTGGAAAAAACTTAGGAATTTTTGCAGAAGGTGAATTTTCAAAAATGTGGGATAGTAGATTATATCAAACTAGTTTTGGAATAAATTATACATTTAAGTAAAAAATGGCAAAACAAATAGGAGAAGAAACAAAAGTAACGTTAGATTTAAAAACTATCGGAATGGTACTAGTAGGAGTAGCTACTGTAGTAGGTATGTGGTTTGCTCTACAAGCTGATATACAAAAAGCTAAAGAACTCCCAGTACCCCCAATAGATCGTATAGAGTATGATTTAAAAGATGAATTAATTCGCCAAACTATTATGGATACTCAAGATGATGTTGAATCAATATTAGAAGAATTAGAAAAAATTGATCAACGTCTTTATGAATTACAAAAACAAAGATAATATGAGAAATCTATTAGTATTATTATTTTTATTTCCTATATTTATTTTTGCTCAAGATAGAATCCCTGAAAAATATTGGATTAATGATAATACTTTTGAAGGTGTAATTTCTCCTAATGGAGGATTTGAAGATGATTATCATGAAGTTATTGTTATTGAGTTTTATGCAGATTTTAATAAAAGTAATGCATTTAGTGATTGGAAAAAATTAGATGATTTAGAAGGGGTTAGTTATTATCGTATTGATATAGCAACCTCCCCTAAACTTAAAAAAGAATTAAGAATTCGAATGGCCCCAACTATTTTACTTTATCTTAAAGGAGATGCATATATAAAATTCACAGCAAAAGCAGGATTAGATTTATTATGTCCTGTAGACTATCCTAAAATGTTAAGAGCTATAGAAGTAGTTAAACAAGAATCAGCTTACTAATATTTATAATAAACAATTACTATAAAATGGTATTAAAATTAGGATCAAAAGGTTTAGAAGTTAAAAAATTACAAGAATTTTTAAATATTTTAGCTGATGGTAAATTTGGTAAAGGAACTGAAAAAGCAGTTAAAAAATATCAATCACAAAATAATTTAATTTCTGATGGGATAGTAGGCCCTGTTACTTTAGATTATATGGGGTTAATAAGTACAGACAATTCAGAATCAGTATACACTACATTTAATGATTTATTAATCCATAAACATTACTTACCTAAAGGTGAATATAAAGAAGGTAATATTGAACCTGAATTTTTATTCCTTCACCATACTGCAGGGTGGAATAATCCTTACAGAACAATTGATCATTGGGGGAGAGATAATAGGGGGGCAGTAGCAACAGAATTTGTATTAGGAGGACAATCAATAAAAGGAAATGATGATGAATATGATGGAGAAGTTGTTCAAGCTTTTCCTGAAGGATGCTTTGGGTGGCATTTAGGTAAAAATGGCTCACAACACATGCATGTTTATTCTGTTGGTATCGAAGTAAACAACTTTGGATACTTAAAAAATGGTAAAACATATGCAGGAACTACAGCAAATGAATCACAAATCGTTACATTAGATAAACCATTCAGAGGATATAAAACATGGCACAAATATTCAGATAAACAAATAGAATCTTTACGTAAATTAATTTTACACATTGCAGATAGAGATAATATAGATGTAAGAGCAGGTCTTCCTGCTTTAATTAAAGAAAAAGGGGCTAAAGCCTTTGAGTTTAATCCAGATGCTTATTATGGTAAAGTAAAAGGATTATGGACACACACCAACACACGTAAAGATAAATTTGATATGTTTCCACAACCAGAACTTTTAGAAATGTTAATAAATTTATAAACAATGCAAACTAAATTATCAATAGTGGGAATAACATCATTTTGTACATATCTTTGTACGTACTTTCTAAACTTATCAATGGAAAATATGGAACAGTATTTAGCTGTAGTAGCAGTATTATGGTTAGATGGCATATTCGGTATTTGGGCTGGAATAAAAAGAGAAGGATTTAAAACATATAAAGCTCTAAAAATAACAAAAAATACATTTGTGTGGTTAGCTATTTTAACAGTTATTTTAATGGTAGAAAAAGGATTTACAGGAGCAGGTTGGCTATCTGAAGTAATTATTGTACCGTTCATGGTATTACAGCTAATAAGCGCTCTTAAAAATGCATCTATGGCAGGTTTAATTAAAGTTAAAGAATTAAATAAAATTTTAGACCGAATAGATAAGCATAAGGGTTTTAGAAGCTAAAACTTTTTATTATGTTTGAAAAAATCAAAGAAAGAATATTCCCTTTCATTATAGCACTTTCTGCTTTATCAGTAAGTGCATCTGCTGCTTTTTATTCAATAAGTGGCCTTAGTAAACTATTTGCAGGAGCAACCTTTGCTGTTATCGTAATGGCAACATCTTTAGAAATAGCAAAACTAGTAATTGCATCTCTTTTATATCAATATAGAAAAGGATTACCTAAATTTTTAAAATATTATCTATCAGTAGCTTGTATAATATTAATTCTTATTACATCAATGGGAATTTATGGATTTCTTTCATCAGCATATCAAGAAACAGCAGCAAAAGCCGGAAATATAGATTCCCAAATTGCATTAGTTGAAACCAGAAGAGATAATACTAAGGGGCAACTTGACGTATATAACGACGAAAAAGAAAATATCAATAAAGCCGTTGCCGATTTACGTACTGGACTAGCAAACAACGTTATACAATATACAAACGCCGAAGGTGTATTGATTACTACAACTTCAAGAGCAACTCGTAATGCTTTAGAAAAACAATTAGATCAAGCTATTGATAGACAAACTAAGATTAATGATAAGGTAGATATTTTAAATGAGAAATTATTTAATTATGAAACAGAAATAGTCGAAATAAAAACAAGTAGTTCTGTCGCTAGTGAATTAGGCCCTTTAAAATATCTATCAGGATTAACAGGTTTACCTATGGATCAAATTATTAATTATTTACTATTAACTATTATATTTGTATTTGATCCTTTAGCAATTGCTTTAGTAATAGCTGCTAACTACGCATTTGAAAGAATACGCCCTATTACAAAAAAAAACCTTTATGGTGAAAAAGTTATAGTTAAACCAAAAGATAATGAAGAAAACATTGATGATGATAAATTTACTGATATTTATGATTACGAAATTGATAAGGAACCCACAAGCCATACAGAAGAATCGGCATTCCCACAAGGGTACTCATCAGAAATAGAACAATTAGAAAAACAAATTCAAAATACCTCAAAAAATCGAAAAAGAGGTCCTAGAGGTTTAGCAGCTTTAAACAAAAAGTTGAATAAACTCAAAGGAAAAAATAATGATGATGACGACTTAGTCATTCGTTATTAAAGAATATCCAATTCTGTTACTTTAGGTTGGATATATTGGTCAATTTTATTATCGTTCCGGTTCGACATTTGAATAATGTATATAGGTCACGATAAGTTATCCAAAGTAGCTGGCCACTACGTTTTCAAATATTAATTATTTATTAACCAAAATCAAAAAAATGAAAAAGATGATTTTAACACTAGCTTTAGGACTGTTTATTGCAGTTGGAGCTAACGCACAAGAAGTGCAAAACGCAAAAGGTGATTGGTACGTTGGTACTGGTAACATTGCAGATGTATCATGGACTGAATGGTCTTTAAGCCCAACAGTGGGATATGCTATAACAGATGACCTTATGATAGGGGCAAATGTTTCTCAAGCAGATTCTTCTAAGGATGTAAGTTTAGATCTACATGCAAGATATTTCTATAAAGGATATTTCGCATATGTAGCTACAGACGGACTAGACACAGATGGTATGAAATTAGGAGTTGGTAGAATGTTTGCCTTTCATAAAGGTGGAATGTTCCTAGATCCAAAAGTTGTGTACGATACACAAGCTAAAACTACTAACTTACAGTTAGGGTTTGGTTTGAAGTTTTAATTATTGTTTAACTTAAATTAAATTAAAATGGAAAATGTAATTAAGTATGTAACTGGATTTTTTGGAGGTTTGTTATCAATTATGATGGCAGTTCTTCCAGTAGCGATCCTATGGAATGTTTTAACTGGTCAAACTATATTCGGAATGGATGTAGTTGGTAACTTAACAGGTTTAATCTCAAGCTTTGGTGAGGGTGGATTTGTTGGTTTAGTAGCACTAGTTATTTTAGCTCAATTCTTTATTAATAAGAAATAAGCTTAATCTATATAGTAGAGAAAGGCGCCTTAATTGGCGCCTTTTTTCTTTCTATGCGAAAAAATTTGGAGAAGCGGAAGAGGGTTCGTATATTTACGTATAAATAAGGGCGTTAAGCCAAGTATAAATTAAATAAAAGTTATGTCAAAAGAAATTAAAGAAACATTAAAGAAAGGTAAAGTTGATTTTACAGTCACAGGTATTACTACTTATTGTAAAGGTGATGATGGTAAGTGGGGGATGAATCCAAAAGTATTTACTGTAAGTGAAAAAGGTGATTCAATTAATTGTGATTGGAATGGAATGAATGTTACTAAATGGGGTCCTACCTGTGTTACATTATATACATTTGATATGTTAGGTAAAAAATCAGTAGGGAAAATTAATTATAAAGACATTACACTAAAAGAAATAAAAGTAGAATGTTCAGCAGCATTAGATAATGAATGGGCTAACGAAAGTATTTAATTAAAAAATAAAATTATGTTTATAGACATTGAAGTATTAGCAGATCAATGGGAATTAGAACAAGAACTAATAACCCAACTCCAAGAAGAATTATTAGAAAACCCAGGAATTTTCCTTACTGAAGAAGGGGAAGAAGATGATTTACCATTCTGATATGAAAGTTCCAAATAATTTATATGTAAAGTGGACTGATAAAAAAGGCTATGGAGTCTTCACAGACACACCTATTAAAAAGGGAGAACTTATTGAAAGATGCTATTGTATAAAAACTGGTAGTCCAAAAGACCATGTTAATGGTACTTTAATGGATTATGTATTTAATTATCCTAGAGGTACTAGTATGGATAATGGAGCAGAACATGTATTACCTTTAGGTTTTGGTTGTATATACAACCATAGTAATGATAATAGTAATGCAATGTGGGATAATACTAAAGATATACCTTACCATTTTGATTTTATTGCTTTAAAAAATATTGAAGTTGGGGAAGAAATTTGCACTTATTATGGAGATGAATATTGGCCAACTAAAGACATATCACCAATATAACATGAAAACCCCTAAAAAACCAAGTGGAAGAAGAGCTTTACCTTTTTATTGGTGGAGGCGTTTTAGAACTCATAAATCTTTACCTTATAAATTTTCCCTTTTAGATAAAATTAGAAACGGGGATTTTGAATACCCAGAATACTTCCAACAAGCAGAATGGGAGTTAAAGTGGATGAAGGATGAACAAAAAGAATTTATTGATAATTACCAAGGTCGAGAACCAGAGCAAGATAGACTTTATCTTGAAATTGAGTTGCGTGCTAGGAAACGCTATAATAAATTGTTTGAAGATGGTATGAAAACCGAGTATGAAAGAATGGATGATTTAAAACAAAAATTGGGTAAAGTATTTAAAATTAGTAAACAAGAAGTTCAAGATATTATGGAACAATTTGGAGGTACTACTGAAGAGTTGTATTTTCACATAGCAAAGATTAAAAATTATAACATAGACACTTTAAATAAATTAAATGCAAGTAAAACTATTAAACATTACTCCTAATGCTGAAGAGCATATTGTGGAGATTGCACGTGTATCTAGTTCACGTAAGGATAAGAAGACTAATGCAGCAGGCCTTCTCAAATACCTTGTACGCCACAAGCACTGGTCGCCGTTTGAACATAGTCACGCGACGTTCGAAATTGAAACTTCCAAAGCAATCGGAATCCAGCTCATCCGCCACCGTTCGTTTTCTTTTCAAGAGTTTAGCCAACGATATCAAGATGTTAATAAAGTTGGATCCATTTTTGAACCCATCGAGCTTCGAGAACAATGCGAAGACAACAGACAAAGCTCAACCAAAGTAGTTAATCCTATTATAAAGGGAGTAGACCTAAAAACCATTCAAACTACAGCTTTAAACGCTATCAACGGACTTTTAAATAACTCCCATATTCTTTATAATCAACTTTTAGAAGCGGGAGTTGCTAGGGAGCAAGCTAGAATGATTTTACCATTAACTACTACTACTAAAATTCAAATGACTGGATCGATTCGTTCTTGGGTTCATTTTCTTGAATTAAGAGATGATGAGCACGCCCAAAAAGAAATACAACTAATAGCAAAAGAAATTAAAAAACAACTAAAAACAAACCTTCCAGTAATATCGGAAGCCTTAAATTTTTAAAATGATAGAATTTTTTAAACATGCTTTAGGATTATGTGGTGAACATTGGCACCCAAACATTTTTACAATTATCTTAGGTGGGCTTGGATTATCCGCTCCATTTTCGTATATTAAATACAAATTAAACAGTTATGGCAATAAAAATAAGTCACGAAACACCCCTATGTCTATTAAACGATAGTAGACGATTTAATGATTATGACTATTGTCTTCCCCATTTATTGGATGAAGAACCAGGTTATTTAGAATATTTTTTAGAATCTAAAAGACAAGGTCGTTATATTATAATGGATAATTCTCTTCATGAATTAGGCGAAGCCTATAACCATGAACGTCTTGTATATTGGGTTAATGAATTAGAACCTAATGAATTTATAGTACCAGATGTTTGGGAAAATTGTGTAGAATCTATTCAAAATGCTGAAATATGGAATATTTATGATTTTCCTGAAGGAGTTGAGAAAGTTGCTGTAGTTCAAGCAAAAACAATTCATGAAGCTTCACAATGTGTTAAAGCTTATAAAAATTTAGGTTACGGTAAAATTTGTTTTTCATATGGGGCTTCTTATTATAATGATGTTTGTCCTCACCCAAATAAGGATTTAGGTAAAGCTTTAGGAAGACTTTATGTAATTTCAGCTTTAATGAAAATGGGAGATATTAAACAAGATGATAGAATTCATTTATTAGGATGTGCTGTACCCCAAGAGTTTGGGTGGTATGAAGGTATTAATTGCATAGAATCAATTGATACATCAAACCCAGTTATGGCGACATTAGAAGATGTTCAATATAGAAATTATGGTTTATATCAAAAACCAAAAGCAAATATGAATGATTATTTTTATATGTTAAATGATCAAGTTGATTATGATCTTTTAACTTACAATTTAGATGTGTTTAAAATGATAAATAATTTATAAAATGGCAAAACTAACAAGAAATGTAAATTACGCAAATTACAGATGGGAAGAATATGTGTTAACCGAAGAAGAATTAACACAGTGGAAAACGGGTGATGAAGATATCCAACAAGAGATTATAGATAATGCAGATTGGGATCTAGTAAGAGATAAACCAATTGATGATTACAGTGAACCAGAATTTATAGAAGAATAAAGATATGTTAAAAAAACAATCAATAAGGTCTAATCAGACCATTTTTATCAATAATAATGATAAATCAGCAAGTAAAGATGAAATTCTAGCACTTAGTGAATTTTGGACTGATAGAGAAGAAGGATTATTTCGAAAACTTCTTAAACAAGGTGGAAGTACAAAAATACAAGGTACTCATTTTAAAGTGGTTGTTGAAGAAAAACAACTTAAATTACGTGACATGCAATAGCGTTTGCCTATACGCTTAAAATACCTGGCAAATATAAATAAATAAAAATGACACAATTGGAATTAAATTTTAAGGACTCACGACGTCCGAAACACGCAGTAGTATCACTTTCAGGTGGTATGGATTCAAGTACATTATTGCTTAAATGTCTTGATAAATTTGAAACAGTAACAGCTTTATCCTTTGACTATGGTCAAAAACATAAGGTTGAACTAAAAAGAGCAAGAGCATTAGTTGATTATTTAAATAGACAATGTACTGACAATAATTGTTATGGTGGTTGTAGAATTAAATATCAGGTTATTAAATTAGATGGATTAGTTGATTTACTAGATTCAGCATTAGTTGAAGGTGGTGAAGAAGTACCAGAAGGGCATTACGCAGCTGAAAATATGAAAGCTACTGTAGTACCTAATAGAAATAAAATATTTGCTTCTATAACTCAGGCAGTTGCTTTATCAGTAGCAAATAGAACAGAAGAAGGAACATCAATTGCTTTAGGAATTCATGCCGGGGATCATGATATTTACCCTGATTGTAGACAAGAATTTAGAGATGCTGATGATCATGCTTTTAGAGAAGGTAATTGGGATGCTGAAAGAGTAGGTTATTATACTCCTTATCTTAAAGGTGATAAATTTACTATTCTTCAAGATGGAGAAGTATTATGTGAAAAATTAGGTATTGATTTTGATGAAGTTTATGCTAGAACAAACACTTCATATAAACCAACACCTGAAGGGTGGTCTGATTACAAATCAGCATCATCTGTAGAACGTATTGAAGCGTTCATTAAATTAGGAAGACCTGATCCAGTACAATATGCCGATGAAACAGGTCCTGTTGATTATGAAACGGCAAGAATATATGTTGAACAAGTTCTTTCAGAATACGAAAAAGAACAATTAAAAATTAAATAAAATGGAAAATAAAGAATTAAATAAAGAAGTAGATAAAATAGTTAACCAATTAGCAGGTGCTAATATAAAAGAATTACCTGATGCTTACATGCACCAAAAAATCAGTTTTATTAAATCTGGTGTAAGAATTTTAGGTTATTGTTTTATCCCATTTAGCTTGGGTTGGGCAACTGCTTTTCTTATATTGAGTGAAGTAATAGGTATAATCGAAGAATTAGTATAAATTAAATAAATAAAAAATGAATAGAGGAATTTTGTATTTCAGCGCACCATGGTGCGGACCTTGTAAAGTAATGTCTCCTTTGATGGAACAAATGGAAAAACAAGGAAAAATTAAGATGAAAAAAATTAATGTTGATTATGATGCTTCAATGCCTCAAAAATATAACATTAAAAGTGTACCTACTATGGTCTTAACAGATTTAGATGGTAATGAAATTAAAAGAACAACAGGAAATATGTCTGAGGTTCAAATAATGGAGTTTTACAATGGGTAAATTTTCATCAAGTAAAGTATTTGACGGGTTTAGTACAGTGTTTCGTCAATGGAAAGCTGAAGATACACATTGTAGATTTTTACATGGATATGGTATTAGTTTCAAAGTATATTTTGAAGGTGATTTAGATGATAGAAACTGGGTTTGGGATTTTGGTGGTATGAAGCGTGCTAAAACCCAAATTGAGGGTAAATCACCTAAGGAATGGATGGATTATATGTTTGACCATACTGTTATCATTGCAGAAGATGACCCAGGTATGAAAGGTTGGGAAACTATGAATCAACTAGGAGTAATTCAATTAAGAGTAATTGAAGCTACAGGTGCAGAAAAATTTGCAGAATATATTTATAATAAGCTCAATGATTTTGTATTTGAAGAAACAGATAATAGAGTTAGAGTAACAAAAGTTAAATTTATGGAGCATGGAAAAAATGCTGCATATTATAGTGAATAAAAAACCACTTAAAAAAATTGTATGTTAAAAAGAATAGAAGATTATAATAAAAATCTACCTGTTGTAGAAATTTATACAGCAGTTCAGTCAGAAGGATCAAGAGCAGGTTACCCAACAGTAGTTATTAGAACAACAGGTTGTACTCATCGATGTTATTTTGGAGAAGGTGGTTGGTGTGACTCTTGGTATACTAGTATTCATCCTGAAAAAGGACATTTTAATTTCAAAGACATTATTGAAATGTATGAGAAAAATCCTCATATAAAAGAAATGATGTTAACTGGAGGCTCACCTACTATGCATCCTGCTTTGGTAAATGAATTAACACATTTTGCACATGAAAATGATATTTTTATTACTATCGAAACTGAGGGATCTCATTTCCTCCCCACAGACTATCCTATTAATTTATTATCTATTAGCCCTAAGTTTAGTAATTCTGTACCAGTTGTAGGTGTTTTAACTCCCCAAGGTAAAGAAACGGATGAAAAAATGATTAAAACTCATAATAGGCTTAGACTTAATTATGATGCAATGAAACAATCAATTGAATATCATTCTGATTATCATATCAAACCAGTATGGGACGGTAAGGATGAAGGAGCATTAGCTGAGATTATGGAATGTATTAAAACATTAGAAGTACCTCAACATAAAGTATGGTTTATGCCTGCTGGAGATTCAAGAGAAGCATTATTTAAGTCATACCCAGTATTATTTGATTGGGTTAGGGACAATGGTTATAGAATGACATGGAGACCTCACATTATTGCCTTTGAAGACAAAAGAGAAGTATAATGTCTAAAGAAGAAGCACTTGAAATACTGGAAGAAATATCAGAAAATGTTAGTGTTTGTTGTGCTATAACAATGGAACCAGATGAAGTTTTACTATTAATAGATAAATTAAAGAAATACTTAGAAAATGTATAAATACAATGCAAAATTAGATAGAGTTGTTGATGGAGATACTGTTGATGCCCTTGTAGATTTAGGATTTAATACTTGGAAAAAAGTAAGAATTAGAATGGTAGGGATGAATGCCCCAGAGTCAAGAACTAGAGATTTAGAAGAAAAAGCAAGAGGAATTGCTGCTAAAATTAGATTAGAAGAATTACTAGAAAAAGGATCATTTATTTTAGAATCTCAAGGTGTAGGTAAATACGGTAGATGTTTAGGAATTATATTTGTTAATGAAGTAAATGTAAATAAACAATTAATAACTGAAGGACATGCTGTAGAGTATAATGGAGGGAAAAGATAAAATGCATTATATAACCCAACACCCAATTAAAAAATCAGATTTAGGATTCCATGGAAATTTATTTGGAGGAAAATTACTAGCTTGGTTAGATGCAGCAGCTGCTTCTTATGCTTCTGAGTTTTGTGATACCCCACGAATGGTAACTAAGAGTATAGATAAATGCATTTTTAATAAACCTGCTAAAGAAGGTCAGTTATTAAAAATATATGGTGATGTAAAAAAAATTGGAACTACTTCTTTAACATTATATATGGAAGCACGTTCACATAATGTTTATAATGGAAAGCAAAATGTTATTTTAGCAACAAATATTACATTTGTTAGAATAGATGAAATGGGAGATGCTATCCCAATATCAGATAGAGTTAAATCAAAATTAAAAATATGAATCAATTAATTAGTGCTAAAGATATAGATATCCAAACAAAAATAGTTGCAAAACAAATATCAGATGAACATAAAGGTGATAAAACTCCTGTAGTAATGGTTGGGTTACTTAATGGTTGTTTTGCGTTTTATGCTGATTTAGTACGGGCTATGCCAATTGATGTGGAATGTGATTTTATGCGCGTTAAATCGTATATAAATCGTAAACAAGGCGATATAGTTATTGCTAAAGACCTTGAGACTCCTATTAAAGGTAAGCATGTTTATATTGTAGATGACATTTATGACACTGGAAATACTATGAAAGTTGTTATTGATTATTTAAATGTTAAAAA